CCATACTTCAACCGAATCCGGTATGGCAGCGGATACTCTGTTCTGTGACACTCGTTCCGCGACTCGCACAAAGCGAGACGTAGGAGTGAATCCTGGAGGTGATACCAATCACCGTATTCAACGATATGACTATCGCTGCATACCAGGAGCGACTTAATCTGGAAGGCCTGGGTACGTCGATTCTTGCGAATCTTCGTCCCATAAAGCCTCAGATTTAGGACACTGTCATCAACATACTCGAATAAACCCGCGGTATTTCTAGAGGAAGAGTAGGGAAGAAACTTCCCATTCTTCTTAAGGAATGCACGGGCTAGCTCGTATATGTGTTCAGAACACCTATAGTATCCTCTATCGCGAGCACGTAGTGCGAGCGACAGGTTAGATACTATGGACTTGAGCGGTGCGATCATATGCTGTCTCATACGAAGTGGTGTAATATCGAAGCCCTTATAGGCTTCGACACCACAGGATTCTCTAAAGAATCCCTTCACGAATGTCTTAGAAGAGTTGGGAACCAACCCGACTTTAACAAGGCCGTGAATCACACAATCGTAGTAGCGAGACGGGAATATGATATCGTCACCGAAGACATATATATCCTTACGGTCTTCACCATAACGACATAGTATGCTCGAACGAACCAGAGCGAGGAATATGAGACTCTGAACAGGAAACGTTAAACAGTTTCCCATAGGAGCCCATTTTCTTAACTCGATAACCCGACCATCTAGTAACCTAATGTGCGTAGCACGTGAACAGGATAACTTATTGTAGAGATAGTCACCAAAGAGGTGTCTAACTAAACCGCAAGAAATCCTGTCACTTGCTTCCTTGAGATCGAGAGTGCAATACTCACGATCAGAGGATGCACGAAGAGCCGCGTTACCATTCACAGTTTGATCTGTGAAGTTAATCGAACCCCTAGTAAGGGGCGATCTAGTAATGCAGTCTTCTAGGATACGACGCTGGCCTTGCTGGATCCATATTGCCTCTGCGGGGTGCACGCATA